TTTGAAACAGAACTAGAAGAGAAAAAAGTGGCTATTGCCAGAAACGCTGCTAATGCACTTATGGGGCTAATGGAAGAAGGAAGTGCAGAGGCTAAGGCTATTGCATCCGCTCAAGTGCTATTTGATACTTTTAGAGGTATTCAGGCTGCTTTTGCTTCTAATGCTGCTAATGCGGGTGCAACGGTTGTAACAGGTGGCGCATGGCCGTTTATTCAAGCTGCGTCCGCTGCCGCTTTTGGATTTGCTAACTTAGCCGCTATTCATGCTGCACCGATAAAAGGAGGTTCAGGGGGAGGTGGTTCAGCCCCTAGCGTATCTGCTCCAACAGCTCCTAGCGATGACTTCCAAGCTCCTGAATTTGGATTTTTGAATCAAGGTGTAGGTGGTACACAGGGTGCTGACTTTGGGGCTTCAAGATCTTATGTAGTTCTACAAGATATAAGGGATAAAGAATCCTTAGACGAAAGAATTAGAGATAGTTCAAGACTAGGTTAGAATTATAACAGTCGTTGCATTGTGCATTAAAACGCAAGATAGCTTGGTGTTATGATTAATACTTAAATTCGTTTAAGTTTTCGATTTTTAGATTATAACAATCATCTTTAAAAGCCCAGCCATTAACATCTAAACTACCTTTTTTATTGAATTTAGCCTCTTTAAAAAAGTCTAACTTTCTTTTGTAGCCTAATAAATAGCAATCTTCTAGGTTTTCATTGATTCTTAAAAAGAAATAAAAATCACAATCTTGATTTGTGTTAAATGCAGATATACTGCAAAGATAGTTTGGTTTAGGAATTACTGTTGTTCTCTTTGTTTTTACATCTATCTTGTGTTGTTCTATTATTAAGTCATAGTCATAGGTAGAGTTAAAATCTACATTTAATCCTTTTTCTTTACTTAAGTCATAAATTATAATCTCACCTAAAGCACCATAAATATTACTTTCGCCTTTTGTAATAGATCCTTTTAATTCCTTAAATGGGTATAGTTTTTTTGCTCTAGAAATTTGATCTTTTGTTATTTTTATAACTTTCATATTTTAGCCAGCGTTATAATTTCAATAGCTTAAATGCTTCGTCTTTTAAGTAGTCCTTATACGGATCATGCCCTTCGTTTTTTGTCCTCTCTGCTAGGTAGTGTAAAAAGCTCCAGACATCATCAAAAAAATCTCTATGATTTTCTTTAATATATTCATAATATTTCCCATAGAAAGCACACCATTTAGGTTTGTACTTTTTTCTTCTAGCTATCATTAATTCTAAGGCTAACAGCTCATCATCGTTTAAATACTCTTCAGGTATTTCGCTTCTATCCATGTTTGTTTTTTATTGAAAAATTAAAGTAAAAGAAAAGAGAGAGTATAGTCTACTGCTTTCTTAACCACTCATCCACTTCTGAACGTATGTAGATGGGTTGACTACCTTTTATCTTATGCACAGGTAATCCTCCTAACTTCTCATAGCGTATTACAGTTCGATAACTTACTCCTAAATATCTAGCAACGTCTGCTCTCCTCATGTGCAAATCGTTGCTAATATATGTCAGTCTTTGAAAATGTTTGCCAAATCTATCCATAGTAACAAAGATACGGATTTATCTAAAGAACTTTGTAATAATGGAACTCTATGAACTGCGAAAAAAGAAAGGTTTAGCATCAAGCGTATATGCTATTGCTTTTGTTAAAAACCCTGCTATCGAAGTTGGGTTTGTTGCACTTTCTCAAGATTCTAATCCTAAGACAATCACAAGGATTAAACTAAACGCTGAGAAGCGAATGATCTATACGCCAGTCTTAATTCCAAATCAAAAGATATACAGAGAGGACGAGGCAGGAAATGGATATCAGATTTTTTTTAGTGAGAATACGATTGAGGAGGCTGCACATGATTTCGTTGCTGCTAAACTAACAGACGAATTCAACAACGAACATTCGGAGCATGAAAAGCTAGAAGGGATTAGCTTAGTAGAGAATTGGATTATTGAAGATCCTAAAAGCGATAAAGCTACTCAACTAGGGTTTGAACTTCCCAAAGGTACTTGGATGGCAGGAATCAAAGTAAAGGATGAAGAAATCTGGGCTAAGTGCAAGAATGGAACATATCAAGGAATTTCTATCGAAGGGTTATTTGACAACTTCGAGACTAAAATGAATATTAATAAAAATACAGAAATGGATAAAAAAGAAGAAACCGCGAAAAGCATGGGCGAAAAACTAGATGGATTTCTAGCAGAGCTTAAAGGCTTAGTAGCTCCTAAAACTGAATTAGCCTCTGCTGAATTGCAAGACGGTGGATCTATTTACACAGAAGGTGAATGGGAAGATGGTGTTAATGTCTATACAGATGAAGCACTTCAAACTCCTGCTGCTGATGGCGAATATGTACTGGCTGACGGTCGTGTTATGGCTGTATCAGATGGTAAGGTTGCTGGGCTAAGAGAAGCCGTAGAAGAGGACTTAATGAAAAAGAAAGAATACATGGAGAAAGTAGAACAGCTTGCTAAGTATTTGGTAGACTTCAAAGAAGAACTAAACTCTGTAAAAGCAGAGCTATCCTCTTATAGAGAAAAATTAACCGCTCTTGAAGCTGAAAAAGAAGAAGTAAAAAAAGAAACTTCTGAAGTGAAAGCAGAATTGAGCAAAGTAAAAGAAACACCTGTTGGAAAATCTGCTCAAAAGCTATCTGAAGTAGCTCAAAGAGAGGGACGTTTTAACAACGCTCTAAGAGGTGAAAGATTTAAAATGAATCATTAATAAAATATTGAAATGAAAGAAACAAAAGAAAACGTAAAGTTGGCTGCTTCTATTACTCAAACTACTGATACCGTAAGTAGAGAAGCGGAGATCTTTTACAATGCTATTTTAGATACTCCAACATTTGACGAAAGTCTAGGAGTTCAAGTAATTCCTGCTAGAGATAAATTTGCTCTAGTAACAGGATCAACTTCAAGTCTAATTCAATCTTACTCATCTACTCCTACCGTAGCTGGTACGATTACTACAAGTGATGAAGAGTTTAGTATTACTAAGCAGCTTATCTTCACAAACTTCGAGTACGATAACTTGAGAAATACTATGTGGAATGATGCTATCATGAACATGGACGATCAAGGTTTGCCTGCTGACTTGGAAGAGTGGATTATCGACTTTGTAGGTAGAGAGACAAAATCAACTCTAGCTAACAACTTGTGGAATGGTAATGGTGGTCTTGCTTCAGATCCAACTTCATTTAATGGATGGGGAAAGATTATCCAAGACAAACTAGTTGCTGCTTCTTTGGGTAGTAGAGTAATTGCTTTGGCATCTGATCCTACTGACGCTTCTAATATCGAAGGTTTGATAGATGGTATGATTGCACAAGCTCCTAGAGCTTTGGTAGCGGATAAAGAAGGGACTAGAATCATGCTAGGACCAGTAACTTATCATGCTTTGTTTAGAGCATACCAGCAAAATGCTTACTCTAACATTCCTACTGATAACGTAGATATGTTTGGAGGATTCAGAGTTCAAATGATTGATAACTTGTCTGATGATAGAATCATCATCGGTAAGCCATCAAACTTAGGGCTTGGACTAGCTGTAAGTTCTGACATCGTTAACATCAATGTAACTGACAAGTACGCATTGGGAGATGGAAACTTTGCAAGAATCTACGCTAACTTCGGAGTAGGTGCAGGTGTAGCTACTACCGATTGGGTGATTGGAGAGTATCCTAACACATAATAAACAACAATACAGGGTGAGGGCTTCGGCTCTCCCCTTCACCATATAAATTAATAATATGTGTACATTATCACTTAGCACTTATCAAAGAGGTTGTAAAACTGTTGGTGGTGTAGAAAAAATCTACATTATTGATAAAGGAGCAAGAGAAGATAGTTCAGTAACATTGGCTGTTTCAGCAGGTGCTATTACTATCGGAGGAACAGGAGGTACTGCTTATGAGCTTTACCCATCACAGAATGTTAGTTCTTTTACTCAGCCTAGAACAGATGATAACAACGCAGGTACTACTTATGTAACTCAAACTTTAGAGTTTACATTGCATGGTTATACCGCTGCTTTGGTATCTTTGGCTGAAGAGATTGGAAAAGGTAGATTAGAGGCTTTAGTAAAGATGAAGAACGGTACTTACTTTTATGCAGGATATGAGGCTAATGGTTTGCAATCTGCTGGAGGCGATTCAGGATTCACAGGTGCTTCTGTTGGTGATCAAGTAGGGTTTACATTTACCTTAACTTGCGAGAGCGAAAGATCTGCTCCTGTTGCTGTTTATTCAGAGTTTGAGACAGCATTTACTATAAACACGCCTAGCTAAAAATTTAGTAACTTTAACAAAAAATTAAGTTATGAAGTTTAAAGCGAATACGTTATTTAGTACAGGTAAGGGTGGATATGTTTATCTTAATGATTTATCAGTTAAGGAGCAAAAAGCACTTTTAAAAGAGCATCCACATTTAGAAAAGTTTGTAGAGTATGAAGACGATAAGAAAGGGTCAGATGTCGACGTTAAGGTTCAGCCTCAACAGAAGCGTAGCGGCGGAAGGAGTCGCAAATCTAAGTCTAAATAGTCCTAGTCGTGGAACACTAACATTTACAAAGAGCCTAACCAATCTTGGTTCAGGCTTTTTTTCTTTAGCGTTAGATTTCACAGATACAGCACAATTAGAGGATGACACATATTCTTACGAGCTAACACAAGATGGAACGTATTTAAAAACGGGATTTATAAGACTATTGGAAGCTGATTTAACTAATGGTCAATTTGATTACAAGATGGACTTTTTAATGAGTTAATATGAAGGTAGAGCTATCAAGATATAATATAAAGTCTCTAAAGGATTCTAGGCGATCTTATGGAGTTATAATGGATGGGAATGATAATTTATTCCCTGACTATCTTAATGGGCTTTACAATAAGTCTATCACTCATCAATCTATCTTAAATGATCTAGTAGACTATATTATTGGCAAAGGATTTATTACTCAAAATCCACAAGAGCAAGAGCGATTAGATTCTATGTTCCCAAAGAAAAAAGTAAGAGATATAGTTTTAAATAAGCTCATTCATAATTCTATTACTTTAGAATGTATAAAGTCTAAGACAAAAGATATAGTTGAGATTAACTGCTTTAATCCTGCTCAAATTAGAGTAAGTGCAGTCGAGGATGGTAAGCCTTGTGAGTTTAAGTATAGAAAATCTTGGGACAAACAAGACACAACAAATTACAGATACACGCAAGACTTTGAAGATATATTTAAAACAGACTTATTTGAGGGTTTGTTTTATTGGTATGATTCAGGTACGTTTCCTGTTTACTATGGCAGACCTAAGTACTTGAGTGGATTAGATGCGATTGAGTTAGAGATTTCAATTTACATGATGCATAATCATGGGGCGCAAAATGGCATGTACCCATCTATGATTATTGCAATGGAGGATAGTGGTGATCCTGAGCAGAATGCAGATAGTATAAAATCTATCCAAAAGCAAATGACAGGCGTAGCTAATGCTGGGAAGATTGGTGTTATTCATTATCCTGTTGGTGGTTCGCCTGCTCAATTTACTACACCTAATTTCACAGGCTTAGATAAGATATACGAAAACCAATACAGCGTATCTGAAGCAGGTATTTTAAAAGCTCATCAAATACCTTCTCCGTTATTAATTGCAGGTCTTAATAGACAATCTGGCGGTTTTGCTTCTTTAGAAGAAGAAATGCAATGGGCTAAGAATGAGTTAATGTCTAAAATAGTTGAGCCTAATAGAGAGGAGATGTTAGACATTTTAGATCCTATTTTTAAGTCTATTGGTGTTGCAGGCGAGGTAATGTTTGAAGATTTAGAAGAAGGTAATCAAGTAATCGTACCAAATTCCGAAGAAATGGAATCAGAGGTAAACGATAACTTGAAAAATTTATCAGGTCGACAAATGCAAAACCTTGAAAGGATTGTAAGAAAGTTTAAGAAAGGTCAACTAACAAGAAAACAAGCTGAACTAACATTAAAGAGTGCATTTAATCTATCAGATGAAGAGGTAGATGCATGGTTAGATTCAACAGAAGAAGAGTTGACTAAGTTAAGTTTAAGGCAAGTTAGCTTAGAAGAAATCATAGAGGTAGGCGAAACTATTGAGGACTTGTTAGAGGATGGATGGGCTATCCATAGCGTACAAGAGGTTGACTATGATAAAGAAGAAGAACTAGACCAAGAGATAGCAAAGCTAAATGAAAATGTGAAGCTAGTAAGTACAGGTAATGCAAGACCTGATGAAGAGAGTAGCCAAGACGGAACTAAAGGAGATGTAGAGTATAGGGTAAGATATAGATATGCTGAGATATCAAGACCAAGTAAGACGGGTAAAAGTAGAGAGTTTTGTACTCGAATGATGGCAGCTAATAAGTTATACAGAAAAGAGGATATTGACCAAATGAGTTTCTCTAATGTCAATAGAGGTTTTGGTAAAGGAGGTGCAAATAACTATTCTATATTTAAATTCAAAGGTGGAATTTACTGCTACCATTATTGGGAGAGAGTAACATTTGTTAGACAAGGAGATAAGCAAAACACTTTAACAGAAAGTCAAGCCGATCAAAGGGGCATGAATCCTAAAAACCCAAAAGAGGTTGGTCAAGCTCCGATAGATACTCCAAGCAGAGGTAGATATACCTTTAAGAAGCAAGATAAAGATGCATGGACAAAATTAAAAGAATGGACACATGGCAGTAAGTGAAGATTTAATAATTAGCATAGATAGTTTTAGGTTCTACACGAACGTAGAAGATACAGTAGATGCTGAATTAATAGAGCCTGCTATTATATTGGCTCAAGATTCTAGTGAACAAATACTGGGAACTGCTTTAAAAGAGAAGTTAGTGGCAGACTTTAATGCTGGGACTTTAACAGGTGTTTATTCAACTATTCATACTTTGCTGACAAAGTGGATTTGTTGGACATCTTATAAAAAGCTACTCCCTAAGATTTATATAAGAGTATCAAATGGCAAACTAACAAAGGGTAGTTCCATTGATTCAGATACTATTGAAAGTACAGAATTGAGCGAACTATTAAGAAGTTGCGATGGAGACATAGCAGTATATGAGAATAAATTAAAGGCGTATTTATCTGATAATCAAGGTTCAATAACAGAGTTTGATAGTACAGTAGAATGGTATTACAAAAAGAATTTAGAAAAGGTAGATACATCACAAGGTTTAACAAGTACTCCCAATAGGAGATATTCAGATTTTTAAGATATGGCAGCAAGTACGATAACATATGCAAATAAAGTTCAGGTAGTTGATCCAGATGTTGATGTAACAGAAAAGTATAGAGCCGTAGATGCTAATGAGGTTAAGACGGTTGTAAATGCAAACGCTACATTATTAGATACTAACACAACAGACATTGCTACTAATACTAGTAATATTGCTACCAACACATCTAGCATTTCTACTAATACATCTAACATTGCTACTAATACTAGTAACATTGCTACCAATACCTCTAACATTGCTACCAATACATCTAGCATTTCTACTAATACCTCTAATATTGCTACCAATACCTCTAATATTGCGACCAATACATCTAATATTGCGACTAACACATCTAATATTGCTACCAATACTTCTGATATAGCAAACAAAGTTGAGTTAGGTGGAGATATTGGTGGAACTATTACAACA